TCTTGCCACGTTCACAGATGACAAAAATACTTTTATTCAAATCGTGGTGCAAAACACAAATGCAGGACCCGTGGCAAGTTCAGATATTATTGTCACAAATGATGTTGGAACGGACACTGTATTTTTTGGTGACTTTGGAATGAGTTCAAGCGGTTTTAATCCATCAGAAGAAGCGAATGAAGTTTACATTTATGCAAACTTCGGAACTGACAGAGACGCTTTTTTAAGTCTTGGAACTGAAACAGATAATGATTTAGAGATTTATACAGGTGGTTTTGCAGATTCAAATACAAGACTATTATTTAAAAATGATGCCGATGAATTCCAGGCGTGCGCGCAATTTTCTACTCAACTTGTTCTCTGGGGAATAGCGACGGCAGATAGACCGACGACTCCTGTAAATGGAATGATGTATTACGATATTACTCTGGACGCTTTTTATTTCTATGAGAATGGCGCATGGAGAACTTTCGGAGCGGCAACAGGCGAAACAAATACCGCTTCAAATGTTGGCGGCGAGAAAGAAGTCTTCAAACAAAAAACAGGCGTAGACTTAGAGTTTAGAACTCTCAAAGCTGGAACAAACATAACGCTTGTTGAAAACGCAAATGATATAGAAATCTCAGCGTCAGGAAGTGGTGGAAGTGCAGTAGAAATTCAAGACGAGGGGACTTCTCTAACTTTAGACGTGACTAAAATGAATTTCGTAGGAGCAGGAGTTACAGTTACGGAACCCGTCGCTGACGAGGTTACGGTAACTATTACTGGAGGAGGCGGCGGTGACAGTGTTGCTCAAAGTTATACTTTTGGTGATAACTCAAATACTTATCTTTCAACTTCAAACACTAACTATGTTGAGCTTGCAGAAATTTTATATCCTGGCAGTACACAAGTCGGTGGTCTTTCAAAGATAGAAGTTATTGCAGGATCTAATCATGCAACAAATGTCGGTGCAGTTAGAATTTATGATAGAACAAATGCGACAACTATTGCAGAGGACTTAACTGTTTCAGGAGGTGAAAGAGTTATTTTGGACCTAGGAACAATTTCAAATATTCCCACAGCAGGTGCGGTTTTTGAAGTTCAAGCGAAACGTATTGATTCACAGGTGACAATGCAAGTTTCGTCTTTGAGATTGGAGTATTAATTATGATACTTGATTATAGTATAAGAGTCGCAGTCGAAGGTCCGAGTCTACATTACTATAGAACCATTCAAACTGACGCCGTTGATAACACTGCAAAAGAGCCTGGAAATGAAGTCGAAGTTCATAGGGATTTTGTCATTGAACATATAGAGGACAATGTTCCAACTTCGACTGCAAGTCTGTTGGCAATAACTTCTAATGTTGGATCTGCAATTGTTGACGATGTGACTAATGTAACGGCTGATCCCGATAATGCAAAGTTTGTTAGAATTTCAGTTATTAGAGACGATACAAGCGGAGATTTAGAAATACTTGCAGAGGAAAAAGTTTTAGGCGATTATTCAGGTGTTCCAAGTGGAAAAGATTTAGAGCAAATAATAAATGAATTCTCAGTCGTTGCAGCAGGCACGACATTGGTTGAGGTTTAAATGGCAACGGTAACGCCTGAAAGATATAAACAATGGCAGCGTGACGAAAGTAACGCTTCTCAATCTCATAGTGGTGGAGCAATGGTTACGGCATTCACGTTTCAAGCAAAACCACTTCAAGCTGGTGATTATAAAATCTCTGCAAGTTTTGAATTAAGATTAGTTAGTCCAGGTGCAAATACAATTGTTCAAGCTCAAATGTTAGTGAATGGAAATCTTAAGTCAGATCATGTTCATAAACTAGAAGAATGGGACAGGAAAACAGCGTGGGATTTTCAAACATTTCCAGATGGCGCGACACCTACAGTAAGAATAGATTTTAAAAGAACAAATGCAGGTGGAACAGTAGAGATCAGAAAAATGAAGATATCAATTGAGAGAAAAAAAGAATAATTAAATGGGATCACTTGATGACATTGCAGCAAACATTGCTAGGTGGAAACTAGATCCAATTGCATTTGCTAAGGAAGTGTTTGAGTTTGAGCCTGACAAATGGCAGGAAGAAGCTCTGCGTGCGTTTGGTGATCAAGATAATGCTAGGCTGAGATTAAGTCTCCAGGCGTGTGCAGGTCCTGGTAAGACAGCAGTTCTTGTAATCTGTGGATGGAACTTCTTACTTTGTTATGGTGGGGACGGGGAAGCAGTAAAGGGAGCAGCGATTGCTGTCACAGAAGCGAACTTAAAAGATAACCTGTGGCCTGAGTTTGCTAAATGGCAGAGTAAGAATAAATATCTAAGCACACATTTTAAGTGGACAAAATCTAGAATCTTTTTGATTGAGAATCCAGAGAATAGATTCATATCAGCTAGATCATTTAGTAAGACAGCTTCAGCAGAGGAGCAGGGAAGAACTCTTTCAGGTCTCCATGCTGAGAACATATTATATTTGATAGATGAGTCAGGGGATATAGGTCCTAGTGTTTTAAGATCTGCAGAGCAAGGTTTGACAGGGTGTAAGTGGGGAAGAATTCTGCAGGCTGGAAACCCAACATCATTAGATGGGATGCTTTATGCAGCAGCAACTCAGCTCAGACATCAATGGAAGATAATAAAAATCACAGGAGATCCAGAAGATCCAATGAGATCTCCACGCATTGATGTCGATTGGGCAAGGGATCAGATACAAATTTATGGAAGAGATAATCCCTGGATCATGTCGTACATCCTTGGACAGTTTCCTCCTTCTTCATTGAATACATTGTTAGGTCCTGATGAAGTTGAAGATGCAATGAACAGGCACTTAAGAAAAGATGAGTATGATTGGGCAGAGAAAAGATTGGGGATTGACGTTGCAAGGTTTGGGGATGATTCAACTGTTATATTTCCAAGACAGGGACTTGCTGCTTTTCGTCCAGCAATGATGAAGAATGCAAACACAATTGAGATTGCATCACGTACTGCAAAAGCAAAAGCTGACTGGCTATCTGATCAGGAGTTTTTTGATGACACTGGTGGATGGGCAGCAGGAGTTATAGATTCACTGAATCAGTCTGGACATTATCCAGTCCCTATAAATTTTGCATCAAAGGCTGATGATACAAGATACCTAAACAAACGTGCAGAAATGTGGTTTAGAATGGCTGAGTGGATTAAGAAGGGAGGAGCTATCCCAAACATCCCAGAGCTTGCTCAGGAGCTGACCTCTGTCACGTACACATATCATAAGGGGAAGTTCATGCTTCCTAAAAAACAGCAGATAAAAGAGCAACTTGGAAGAAGTCCAGATCATGCTGATGCACTAGCATTGACGTTTGCTCATGTTGATACTCCAAGAAAACAAATGGTCATGGATTCAATGACGCGAGGTCACAATTATAGTTCTGACTATAACCCTTTTGACACATCTAGATTGTAATCTGTTGACACATATATTGTAATAATTACAGACTCAGATTCGTGGGGAAGAATGAACATCAAAGTACGACACGCACAGCCTGGTGATATAGATTGGATTGTCAATGAGCTGAGAGATTTCTCAGACTTCTTTGGCACCGAATATAATATGTTCGAGGATGAAGCTTATGCAGTTGAGAAGATGCTATGGATCATCAAAGATCAGATAGCATTTGTCGCTGAAAAAGATGAAGAGCTCCTTGGATTTATAGCTGGGCTAGTGACTCCACACCTTTTCAATCCAAACATTATATGGCTTACAGAAATGTTCTGGTGGGTTCCTGAAGAACACAGGCATTCAAGAGCTGGACTCTTGTTGTTGAATGAATTTGTCGATTGGGGAAAAGAGAATGCAAATTGGATTACTCTAGGCTTAGAGAATAGCAGTCCTATTAAGACTGAGAGTCTAGCAAAGAGAGGCTTTAAGTTACATGAGAGAGCCTTTCTAATGGAGGTCATGTAATGTTGATTGAAACTACAGAGATTATTGCAGGAACTCTTCAGCCAAGTTTAGCAATTGCCTTCTCAAGTATCGCTCTTGCAGCAGGAGCACTTGCAACAGCAGGATCAACAGCAGTCCAGATCTCGAGCGCGAACAGAGCAAAGAAACAAGCTAAGAAAATTCAAGATGAGACAGCAGCAAAGCAAGCAAAGCTAGAACAAGAAGCCAAAGACAAAGAAGCTAAAGCAAGTAAAGAGAGATTAGATCTAGCATCAAGAGATGCTGCAAAACAAAGAGCAAGAAGCAGAAGAGCTGCAAGAAGTAGAGCAGATGTGTTTTCAACTGGAGCTGTTTCACAGACTCCAGAAGCATCTCAAGCTGTAGGGAGTAAGACTGTTTTAGGAACATAAAAGATAACTGCATAAGAGAGACAACACTGAATGGCATTAACAAAGAAACAGAGACTACTATTAATTCAATCACGTTTAGAATTAGAGCGTTCGACATTTCGTTCTCAGTGGAGAGATCTAGGAGATTTCATCCTTCCCACCAGACCTCGGTTTGAGGTTACAGAAAACAATGAAGGTCAGAGAAAAAACCATAAGATCATAAACTCCACAGGAACATATGCGGCACGTACATTGAGATCGGGGATGATGAGTGGGATTACAAGTCCTGCTCGTCCCTGGTTTCGATTATCAACTCCTGATCCAGACCTTGCAGACTTTGGAGCTGTGAAAGAATGGCTTCATTTAGTTACAACTAGAATGCAGGGAATGTTTATTAGATCAAACTTATATAATAATTTACCTAGTGTTTATGAATCAATGGGAGTGTTTGGAACTGGATGTATGTTAATAGAAGAGAATCCAGATACAACACTGAGAACATTCTCTCAACCTATTGGATCTTATTCTATTTCAAACAATGATCTTTTAAAAGTGGATACATTTACAAGAGAGTTCTCACTTACAGTTAGACAAGTTGTAGAAAAGTTTGGACGCATGGGAGACAATGGTCGAATTGATTTTTCCAATCTAAGCGACACTGTGAAAAGAGATTGGGAAGCTGGAAGATATGAAGAGTGGATTGATGTCACTCATCACATAGGACCTAATCCAAACTATGATCCAAGAAGCCCACTCCCTAAACATAAGAAATATTCTTCTGATTACTATGAGCATGGAAAAAGAAATGTAATAAGTGAGCATGAGCACACATCAGGTCCTAGTGTGCAGGACAATAAATTCTTAAGAGAGTCAGGTTTTGATTTCTTCCCAGTCCTTGCACCTAGATGGGGAGTTAATGGAGAAGATGTCTACGGGACTGACTGTCCTGGGATGGATA